CAGCAAACAATCAATTAAGGTTGTGGTCGCACGATAATTTTGGTGAAGATCTAATTATGAATGTAAGAGCTGGCGGAATATATTATTTTGATATAAGTGCTAAAACATTAGGCACAGATAGAGCAGTTGCATTAAATGCATTAAGCGGAGCAAATTTAACACCAACAGTTGCATTACAAGTTTTAGTTAGTGATATAGACAGACATGTTGTTTGTTTAGGTGCTGACGCTATATCGGGAAGTTCAAGAACAGGAAACATAGACCCAATGCTTATTGCATGGAGCGATCAAGAAAATGCTGCTGAATGGGAACCATTATCTACTAATACAGCTGGTTCTTTTAGATTATCAGCTGGATCTCAAATTATCGGGGCTATTAGAGCAAGACAAGAAACTTTAATCTGGACAGATACTTCTATGTACAACATGCAGTTTATAGGGCAGCCTTTTACTTTTGGAGTTAATCTAGTGAATGAAGGAGTGGGGCTTATTGGTCCTAATGCTGCTGTTAATACTCCAAAAGGAGTTTTTTGGATGGATAAAAAAGGTTTTTATACTTATACAGGTCAAGTTCAAGATATTCCTTGTTCTGTACAAGATTATGTTTTTAATGATTTAGAAGAAGGTCAAGCTTTTCAAGTGTTTGGTTTTTTAAATAAAGAGTTTGACGAAGTAGGTTGGTTTTATTGTGCTTCTGATGAAACAACAATTAGTAAATACGTTGTGTTTAATTATGAAGAAAAAGCATGGAGTATAGGAGAATTAAACAGAAGTTCTTGGTTAGATCAAGGAATTTTTGATAATCCTATAGGATCCTATACAACAAACGACGTGGGTTATTTATACAATCACGAAACAGGTAACGATGCTGACGGTTCCCCAATGGATAATGTATTTATAGAGTCTAGTGATTTTGATATTGGAGAAGGAGAAGAATTTCAATACGTTAGTCGTATAATCCCTGATATCAGATTTACAGGTAGCGGCGGGACAGGACAAACAGTTAATGTTGTTTTAAAACAACGAAATTTTCCTGGAGAAAGTTTAACCACAAACTCAACCAGCACTTGTACCAGTTCAACTACGAAAATAGACACTAGACTTAGAGCAAGACAAGCTGCCCTTAGAATCGAATCAGACGATGATGGCTCAGTAGGTTCTAGGTCTGGAGTTGGATTTAGAATTGGTGCTATGCGTATGGATGTGCGACCAAATGGCAGAAGATAATGGCAAAAATTTTAGAAACTCGATTACCCATAGCTATGGGAGAGTTGTCTCCCGAAACATTTAATCGTTTAGTAAGAGTATTAGAATTAAGTTTAAATAAAGTAGATGTTGATTCAACGTTATCTGTAAATGAAACGCAAAGAAACGAAAATAAATTCCAAAATGGAGATGTAATATGGAACCTTTCTACCAACCAGTTACAGCTGTGGAACGGTAAACAATGGGTAAACATCTATGTAGGAACAGAACGAGGAGTAGAAGGCGTAACTGGTTTAGGGGAATTATCTGTCGCAACAAATGGAGCAACAACAATAAAAATATTATGAATAAAGATAAATTAATAGAAGAACTTATTAAAGATGAAGGTTATAAATATGAAATCTATTTAGATCATTTAGGATATCCTACTTTTGGAGTAGGACATTTAGTTTTAGAAACAGATGAAGAACATGGTCAACCTGTAGGTACTCCTGTTTCAGAAGAAAGAATTAGAGAATGTTTAAGTAAAGATATAGATATTGTTTGTGATGAATTAGACATGAAAGATCCTTGGTGGAGAAATCTTGACGATAATCGACAAAGAGTTATGGCTAATATGTGTTTTAATTTAGGGCACCCACGACTTAGTAATTTTAAAAAGTTTATAGGAGCCATGCAAATATCTGATTGGGAAACTGCTGCTGTAGAGATGATGGATTCAAAATGGGCAGGACAAGTTGGAAACAGAGCAATTAGATTAAGAGACAGAGTTTTAAACAACGGAGATTAATATGAAAAAAGGTTATCATAAAACTAAAGACGGTAGAAAAGCTAAAAAAGGTCTTTACTATAACATCAATAAAAAGAAAGCAGAGGGCAGGAAGCCACGTAAAAAAGGAGCTAAAGGAGCCCCTACTGCTGCTGCTTTTAAACGTTCAGCTAAAACAGCTAAGAGGAAATAATTATGCCAAAAGTAGGTAAAAAACATTTTTCATACAGCCCGAAAGGTAGAAAAGCTGCTAAAGCTTATGCTAAAAAAACTGGAAAGAAAATAACTAAAAAGAAAAGGAAAAAGTAATGAAAGTAAAAGCACCAAAAGGGTTTCATTGGATGAAACAAAAAAGAGGATCCCCTAAGTTGATGAAACATACGGGTAAATATAAACCGCATAAGGGCGCAAGTCTTTATGCAAATTTTGATGTTCAGAAAACACATGGCAGCAAAACGTAAAGAAAAATCTATACGACGCACCACAAAAGGAAAAGGTGCTAATTACCGTCCTACCAAGAAAGGTGCAGGCATGACTAAGAAAGGTGTAAAAGCCTATAGAAAGAAAAATCCTGGATCTAAACTTAAAACAGCAGTAACAGGTAAAGTTAAAAAAGGTAGTAAAGCTGCAAAAAGACGTAAATCTTATTGTGCTAGATCAAAAGGTCAAATGAAAAAATTCCCTAAAGCCGCTAAAAACCCTAATTCAAGATTACGGCAAGCTCGTAAAAGATGGAAGTGTTAATATGTATGAATACAGTTGTAAAGTTAAAAAAGTTGTTGATGGAGACACTATCGACGTTGTGTTGGATCTTGGTTTCGATATTCTTCATAAGTCTCGTGTTCGTTTATATGGTATTGATACTCCCGAGTCACGCACTCGTAACCTCGATGAAAAGGCTAGAGGAAAAATGGCTGGGGCTTTCCTAAAAGATGCTATAAAAAACGGGGACAAAGTAGTGATACAAACAAAACTTAAAGACTCTAGAGGTAAATTTGGTAGAGTATTAGGGGATGTTGTTGTTGATGGAGTAAACATAAATAAAGCATTAGTTGAAAATAATTACGCAGTTGCGTATCACGGACAATCAAAAGAAGACGTAGAAGAAGAACATCAAATAAACAGGACGAAATTAATAGAACGAGGTTTATTTACCCCTGAGGAATCTAAATGAAAATAGGGTTAATACTAGGTGGTTTATTGTTAGCTACAGTTGCTGGTTCAGCTTATTGGATAGATAGACTACAAGATGACATAGGCACCTTAAAAGGCAATCAGCTTATTCTTGAAACTAAAATACAAGAACAAAACGAAGCTATAGAAAATTATCTTAATAAACAACAACAAACTCAAAATCAGCTACTTGTCTTAGAAAAAGAAAAGCAAGAAGCTATGCGTGATGTCAATAAACTTAGAAAAACATTTGCAAAACATGATTTAGATGAATTAACATTAGCAAAACCAGACCTTATGGAAGGAAAAATAAATAGAGCTTCTAAACGAGTGTTAGAAAACTTAGAAAAATTAACAGACCCAAATCAATTTGATGAAAAAGATAGCAATAATAGTTAGTTCTATACTAATAGCCTCTGGTTGTTCTATGATACAACCTAAAGCTAAACCTGTTTCTGTAACAACAATATCAGAAAGACCTCCTATGTACCACCCACCATTACCGATGGAAGTACAAATGGATCCTGTTGAATGGGAAATAATGACTCCAGAAAGAATGGAAGAATATTTAACTAACCTAGAAAAAGGTGAAGCTCCTAAACGAGCTTACTACACTTTATCCAGCAAAGAATACGAACATTTAAGTATGGATATAGCAGACATTACTAGATATATTAAAGAGGTTTTAGGCATTATTAAGTTTTATAGAGATTACGATAACGACGAGGAAACTAAAAATGAGTAACGAACCTTCAGGAAGATTTGGTGGGGACATGGATAGAAATGAGGTTGAAATCGACCTTAGTAAATTTATGGAACTTTTACAAGAACAATCTAGATTAAAAGACAAAATTAGGGAATTAGAGGACGAAGGTAATAAAAACCCACACCAACGATGGATATATCTCGCACAAGCGGTGGACAGTTGGCGCATTTTTCCAAGAGCTTTTTTAAGTGTTTACATGTATTTACTGTATTACACTACTTTTTGGTTTATGGCTTTAGAAACACCTAGTTTTGAACAATCAGGTTTAATATCTATTGTAGTTGGAGCAGGAGCTGCATGGTTTGGTTTATATGCAGGAACATCTGGGGCAAGTAAATCATTTAAAGGAGAAGATAAAAAATGAAAAAACAAGGAATAGTTTTTATAGGAATTTGGGCATTTATTGGTTTAATTATTGCTCCGCAACTACAAGCAGACCAAACAGGTGATTGTACGGCGGGAGAACAATATTGTGAACAAAATAGTTTAGAAACAACCAACACCACAACTACTACAAACACAAACACAAACACGAACACAAACACGAACACAAACACAAACAACAACACCAATACAAACACGAATACAACCACTACAACTGCAACGAACACAAACAATTCAACTTCAGCTGCAACGAACACAAACACAAATGTTAACACGTCAACTGCAACGAACACGAATGTAAATACAACAACCGCTAATTCGACTGCAACAACAGATAATACAAACTCAAACACGAATGTAAATACATCAACGTCTACGTCTAATTCAACGGTAAATTCAACCGTTAATCAAAATGTTAATAACACTAGCACCACAGACAATACAAACACAAATGTAAACACATCAACGTCTACAAGCAATAACACAAACGTAAACAAAAACGAAAGTAAATCTGAATCAAACGTACAAACAAATAACGTTAATCAAAATAACAACAACACTAAATCAGACAATACTAATCGAAATATAAATGAATCAAATTCCACACAAACTATAAATCAAAACATAGAAACTAAAGCACCACCTGCTAGTGCAATAGCACCAAGCATTATGTCTTATTCACAGGATTTATGTACAGTTGGTCGATCAGGAGCATATCAAGGACAAGTATTTGGTATTTCAACAGGCAGAACGGTAACTGATGAAAACTGTGAAAGACTTAAACTTAGTAAATATATATACGATATGGGCATGAAAGTAGCTGCGGTATCTATACTTTGTCAAGATACTAGAGTGTTTCAAGCTATGGAAATGGCAGGTACTCCATGCCCTTACATGGGTAAAATAGGCAAAGAAGCTTCAGAAGGATGGAAAACTAATCCTTCACAAAGACCTGATGCTAAAGAATATAAAGCTAATTGGATAGCAAACTGTAAAAAAGGATTAAATCCTAACGACACAGGTTATAACAAAGATGTTGTAAGTGGCGTAAGAAAAGTTTTAACAAAGAAAACTAAATCTACCAAGCAGTGTAAAAAAGAGTGGAAAAATGCTTCATAAAAAAGAAGAAAAATGGCAAACTTTATGTTTTATTGCAAGTTTAATTTTATCAGCAATTTTTGCATTAGGAATTAATCAGCTTAAAGCTGAATACATTTATGAAGCTAATCAATCTTTATACCACTTACAAACAAACGCTAATAATTACGAAGGAGAGTTAGCTTATTCGGTTTCAGATGATGGGGTTTCTCCCGCTATAGATTTATCTTTTAATTTTACGTTTTATGGGCAAACATTTAGCCAAGCAAGAATGGCAACTAACGGCTGTTTGCATTTTAAAACAAGTGGATCTTATTGCAACGACTACACTCCAGATCCATTAACAGGACAACATACTTATACTTTATACCCTTTTTGGACGGATTTAATTAGAGATAACAATTCAAGAATAAAATCTTGGGGAGACTCCTCTAAAATGATATTCGGTTGGTATGACTTAAGAGAATACAACAGGAGTAATACAGACAATAGTTTTGAAGTAATTCTTTGGGCTAATAATACATTTGAATACAGATATGGTGGGTTAAACGTAATAAACCATGATGTATTAATTGGAGAGATAGGTAGCGGAACGTCAGAAAGTTATACTTATTTGTATCATGATGAATGTGGAACAGGCACAACTAATTCTAGTTCTTGCGTAAACACTAACTGGAACAGCACTTCGTCTAATACTACATTAGAAAATGGTGGTTCTTTGTATGGAGTAGGAACAGGTAATTCTATAAACTGTAGTGATCCTTTAAACAATTCTAGTTGTGCTGGTTATGCAGCTGCTTATCTAACGCAGCAATGTAATATCACACAGCTTTATAGTGAATCTTGTCCTTCTTATTGGGAAGCCTATGACGATCAACAATGTGATGAAGATCCACAATATGCTCC